TTGTCTTCAGGTTCAGGGACAGGGGCAGGTGCGGCGGCAGACCGACTGCCTCGCATCAATTCCATCAATTTATCTGAAGGTACGCTCATAAAAACTCCTTGTGCGCCGTTTGTAACCACTTACAAACTGCTTGTCAATAGGTGGGAAGCATTTTATGTCTGCTTCCCAAAGACAAATCCTTGCGGATTACTTGCGGCCTTTACGACCCTTACGACCTTTACGCATGATGCGCTCCTTGGTTCAGGCGGCCACTTGCTTCATAGGGGAAGCAGCCATACCCTATTTCCTTGCGGAAAATTTAACGCCGGGTCTTACGACCACGTTTTGTACCGTACATGATGCCTCCTGGTTAACCTCGCCGAGAATAGTCACGTTGACTACGCCCGGTGTTGTTTTTAACCCCAGTTTGACGATATGTCAAGCTGGAGGGCATTTCCCCACGTTTCAGTTGCTCAGTGCTTGTCCGAGGCTGGTCAGCCCGGGGAGGCACGATTGCTTGTGTTGCCATTGTCCTACCTACTTTCAGTCTGGTTAACCCTCTGCCTTGGGAGGAGGTGCAACAGGTTGAGCCTGTTGAGCAGCCTCCATCTTCTTCAATCTGTCTTTGAGCAATTGTTTCATTGGTGGTTCCAACAAGTCAAGCAAAGATTCTTTGTCAATCACCTGGGCTTTGTACAGGTTGAAAGCAAGTTCCCGCATGTCCTCCATGAAGATAGGCGAGTTAGAGTGGGCATCCACCTTCACCACAAAGTCTTGGGTAAATTGTTCGGCAATGAACTTGCGGTTGTCCATGTCAGTGAAGTGCGTTGCATCATAGACTTGCATACACTTCAAGTACAGGGTTGCCAACTTCTCCAAGCTGTCCTCAATGATGAGGGCACGTTTCTTGGCACGGCTGGAACCTAGACGGGCAAGTTGAGATGCGTGACCAGATGAACGCACACCTGCTTCACCACGGCCCTGCAACACAGACACAATGCCAGATGCTTCTTCAAACATCAGGTCAATCTCACCAATTTCCCTAAACAAATCAGGTGGAATAGTTGGCGCTAACTTCTCTACTTTGGCATTAGGCATGTCAGTTGCCAGCAATCCACCAGCACGATTGAGCGCAAAGTTCTTCTCATCCAGAATACCCGTAAAGCCAATCAGCGCAGTAGGTGGGCTGACCTGCTTAGATAGCAAGTCCAAAATTTCCTGCATACGCTTGTTGCGTAGCTGCTGGAGGAAAATCAAACGTTGAACCTCCGAGCCACCCCAGTAGTAGTCATACAGAGGGTTGGGGCAGACCTGCACAAATGGCAACTCGCCTTTAAGGAACACCTGTTCACCAGGGCGGTCATAGATGATTACGTCTGGGTCTGCTTTGGTTACAACTTGGTAGTCTTTGATTTCATCGTTCCACACCCATAGCTCAGTCATCTCTATTGTGTCTTCAGCGACTGTGGCTTTATAGCGGTTCTGTCCGGCAAGGTCTAAATTAACATTACCGTACATTGTTGGGTTTGACTGCGACAACATGATGCGCTCAACACCGTTTGCAATGTGTGTGCGCTCATGCTGGGTAGCGGAAATGCGTTTGACAATCTCTTCCCTTTTGGGATGGCTGTACAGACGGTCATACAACTCCGACTTGGTGATGTAGTAGGTCTGGGTAATTGCCTCTTGCCTGTCTGAATAGGGCGTATCTTCCCGCAATACGCCCATGCAAGCTGGCTCGACCATGTACGGATGGATGCCGTTGTTGATAATTAACTTGATAAACGTGGTGTTGTAGCACAGTGACCACGTTGTAGCGATGGAAAACACTTGGTCAGCGTTGCTATTTACCCACTCATCGTTGAGCGCACGGGTCAAAGCCGGGACTTTTACTTGTTCTTTGGGGTCAACAGAAGCGCCAACATCAATGGAAAAGCGGGTTGTTTCTGCTGAATACAGGAAACTGGTGAGCTGGTCAATGTGCGGGAAGATTTTGTTGTACAGAGCCGGGGCTTCATCTGGGCCGCTACCAAACAAATAGAAGCTCCGCAGGGAGCTATAGTCTACTTTTCTCTCCTCTTGAGAGACTTGACACTTAGAAATCAGGTCAAGATAGAACAATTCTCTATCTATGGGGTTGGTAGGTATCCTCATGTTGTCTTCACCTGTAAGTTATCTGGGTCACGCATAGTGCCAACACCCGCTGTGGGGCCGGACAATGAACCTGTAGGAGAGGCATCTCTGGGCATTATGCCTACAGACTCGTCTTTCACTGGCTTAAATTGTCCACCCATAACGGATTTCATGCTAATACTACCACCGCCGCCCCAAATTGCCGAATCTCCAGGCCTAGCTTCCTTCTTCTGGGCGTTCATAGCGTCTGTAGCGTGTGCAAACTCTTTGTCTGACAGCTTGTTGTTGCGTTTGAGGTAACCAGTCTGGTGTTCGCCCTCTCTGGTGGTCTTTACATCCGTCATACCGTATTCAATAGCCAATTGCTTGACTGTGTTGTCCGTGTGCTTAGTTTTGGCAGACCTTGTGCCCACAGGCTTTAAGAAAACAACGGACAGTTCGCCTTTGCAGTTCTTCATGGGGCATAGTGGCTCCCAAGCCTCAAATATGCCGTGATTTTTGCAGTGATAGTCTTTTAGAACGCTCATAGTTACCCTCTTAGTGCTTCGTCAAGTGTGATTTCTGAATAGTCATGGCGGTTAACCATGCCGACTTTTAGTTTTATGCCCCCTGATGTGACCTGTAAACCCATGCTTGCCATCATTGGTGGCTTGCTTTCCTTCCTGTATTCCACGTATCTTGTCCTGTCTTTGTTCTGCATGACCCGTACATTGCCGCTTTTCCACTGCTGGTAGGCCTTGCTAACCCTGATTTGCACCACTTCAGTGAGCGGTTCCTTGTCTCTGACGAACACATCCAAGAAATGAGACATAGACATACCCGCTAATTCGCAGAACAAATTGATAGAGATACCCCTATCCTTGTCTGCGTGGAAGCGTTTTATCTGACGCTTAAGTTCAAACTTGGACAGGGACTTCATATTTGTACTCCACCGTGTAGCCCGTGGACTGCAAGTAGTCCAAAAACTCTATTTCGCCGTAAGCATTTGTAATGTCTGTCGGCACGATGATGTGGTCATCATCCATTAGCTTTCTGGTTTGGGCATGACAGCCTAGCAACATGCCAAAGTCAAACTCTTCTGTGTGAAATCCGTTGCCCATGTACTCCATTGAGAAATGTTTGGCAATGTGGTCAGGGGCATACCTGTACCCCAGGTACTGCAACTGGGGTTTGAGCAAAGCAGAGAGTTGAGCATCCTCGTTCCATCCGTGTATGTCATTGGCTTGTAGGTGGGTCAGGCCATGCTTATTGCAAGCAGACAAGAAACGCTTAGAGCGCAGAGAGAACCCACCGTTTTGCACCACACGCACACCGGGAGTTCCCACCCAGGTGAAATTCAAGTACAAGTTGTACCCCTCGCCCTGGGGCAAGAAGGCGCAGTGAGAGGGTGCGCCGATGTAATCGTACTCATAGTATTCAGGCATGAAGTTGTCGCCATCCAGCACCCAGCCGTCATCTTGGACAATCAGGCAATACTCTGTGTCTATGAATGCGTAGAGCTGGTGCATCATAAAAACAGAATACTGGAGGTAGTTAACAAACCCTATCTGCTTCCACTCTATGTTGTTTGGCAGGTTGTCAGGCTTGGCAATAGACAAGAGCAGTCCTCTAGAGCCTGGGAGTTCAGCCATGCTCCGCTTGATACTGGGGATAACACTGGCTCCGTTGTTATGCCCATAAACCGACACGATGGTTAGGTCATTGTGTTCCATACATTCCAATCCTTTTCAAGTAATCGCTGACGTTTCTGCCCACAGAGATTTGTTCAGGGGTGAAGTTTTCCTGTGCATGACTGATTTGCCGGGTAATCTTTTGTGCAATGAGTCTGGGTTGAATCTGCTCTGCATACGCCACACAAGCCAGAGCAGTCGCAATCACACGGTCATCCTTGCCCCTACCGGGCGCACCCAAGAAGGAACCCTCCCGCACGATGCCTTTCATTTCTTCCAGTGTCTCCATGCTGCGTATCTTTATCATCTGTCGCTCAAAGTAATCCTTCATGTACTGCAACATGCGTTCTTTGGAATTGGTGGTGGTCAGGTAGCCAATGCTATTAGAAAGCCCCCCAAGCGTGTCATTGCGCCTCCAAATATAGTTGGTCATACTACCAAGTACGTCCATTAATCCGTGGCCCATAGCGCCTCCTAGCGAGACTGCCATGCGCTTTAGATTTCGTATCTCGTTGATAACTGCTTGACCAGGGCCGTTGACTTCCAGGTTCAGCGTAGAGTTCTTGTATGCGCCAGCAAGGTGGGCGATGACCCAGGCAAACTGGTAGGTGTTCATCTCAGAAGTGGCAAACTCAGCAACTTGGTCAAGTCCATCTGCGTAGCATCTGTAGACTTGGATGCAGAATCTATCTGCCCAATCAGAGCTGCCGTAAGCGGGGTCAGCACCAATAACGTAATAAGCAGTGTCAACAGGTTCTTCCCAGACCGTGAGTGTGCCCAATCTCTCAGTGGACTTAATGACTTCAGTGTCTTGGAACAGTTGTCCAAAAGCATAGCGATAGTGGTCTGGTACAAGTTTCTTTGCCTCTTTAGCTGCATCTGTGCAACGGGTAGTTGAGAAGAAGGATGTGCCTGTCATTACAAAGGCATAGTCCTCAGTGGGTGGAAACTCTTGGTACATCAAAGATTCGTCTTTGATACCTTCGTGCATTTTCCAGCGCCACCAAGCCATCTGCCGGGAATTGACCTCATACCCGTACAGCTTCTTAATGTCTTTCACCCACTCTTTTTCTTCCGCACTGAGCTTGCCATCCCAGTAGACCTTGTAGATGTCAGAGTCGCCAGCAACAGAGTAGTACTCGTTTCTCCACCAGCCGCAGAAGATTGCCCTCTGTGTCTTTGCTTTCTTAGCGGTCTTGTACATGTCGTGGAACATGTTGAAACCCTGCGCTGTACTTTCAAACAAGTAAAGCCTCTCAGGGTTCTTTTCAGCAAGAGATGCTATCAGTGAAGCTATGCCTTCTTCACTTCCCCAACTGGCTGTCTCCGTGCCGTGCAAATAGGTTATGGCTTTGCCTTGACCCAGACGAGACTTATTGCCAGCAATCTGGTAGAAAATTCGACTTCTGTTTTTGAGAACCATCTGGTTTCTGTTGTGAGCGACCAAAGGAATTTTGTATTCTTTCGGCAACCCTTCCATGTACATAGCGAGAGTCGAACGAAACATATCCCTGTTTTCTTCTGTATCCGCAACCAGCGTACCTTGCCATCCGGGATGGGTGAACTGCCAATACAAATCAAGGGCAAGGCTAACAGTTGTGATACCCAACTGCCTACCTTTGAGGATGACAAAGAAGTGAACATCATCTTCTAGACCTTTCTTGATTTCCTCCATCACATACGTCTGAGTCCCCAAGAGGGTTCCCATCTTCTT